CGGGCCCAGTCCGGGTCGCCCTCCTCGCAATAGCACCAGAGGTCGTAAAACCAGCTGGCCGTGCCGTCCGGGGTGGAGATGAAGAGGGCCCAGCCCTGTTTGTCGGCGAGGGCAGGGCGGATCACTTCGAACCAGACCTCGCTGTCCATGAAGGCGGCCTCGTCGAGCACCACGCCGGCCAAACTGCGCCCCCGGAGGGCCATTGCGTTCTCGGTGCCCTTCAATTCGATGGTGGAACCGTTTACCAGCTCGATTTTGAGGTCGGTTTCGTTCTTGCTTTTGACCCAGGCTTTGGGGACGAGGCGTTTGAGCAGCTTCCAGACGATATCTTTCGCCATCCGGTAGCTGGGGGCGCAGTAAAAGTAGGTTTCGCCAGGGCGTTCGATTGCTCCACGCAAGAGTTCGACGCAGGAGAGGTAGCTCTTGCCGAAGCGGCGGCCGGCGACCAGGACGCGGAATCGGGTGCGGCTGGAGAAAACTTCGCCCTGGGCGTGGCGAAGACTGACGGTGTTATCGCTCATGCGGACTACCCTACTGCAATAGAAGGTAGAGGTTGCATATTTTTCGGGGCGGGATGTTCCAGCAGATGGAGAATCGAACCCCTACCCCGGAGGTGTGTAACAGAAGAAGGAATTTGGAATGTATCAGTAGGTTCCCTGAGCCGTGCTGCGCGCCCCGCAGCGCCGAACCCCACCCCCGGTGGGGGCAGGGCGCGGTGGGGTGGGGGCTCAGCGGCCGCTGATCAGGAGGCGGCAGTAGGCCGGCGACTGGTGTTCAGCCAGGCAAGCCACGTAGACGCGCTGGCTCTCAACGGTGAGGCTAACAGCGAAGACGGTGAGCAGACCGCCAGCGAAGACGGCGGAGAGTTTGGCGGTGAGCGAAGCGGTGCGGATCAGGTGGGCCATGGTGTGGCTGGGGTGTTGTTCCCTCCCACAATACAGCACCGGAGACCCAGTCGCGAGGGTTGGCGGCTGAGTCTATTGAGTCTCACTCGTTTTATGGGACTCAGCCCTGCCGCTTGTCTTCGACCGTGATCTGGAGCGTGGGCGCATTGGTCGCCAGTTGCTCGGGGGCCGCCTCGCCAATGACCGCGCCCATGTCTTTGAGCAGCATCGCCACAGTCTGCAGCTGGCCTTTCGCCATCGCCTTACGGCAGGCAGACAGGCGCAGGGCCTGAATTTGGTTCAATAGGTCCGATCTTGTGGCACACTGCTCCTCACGCAGGAGAATCATCGCTTTTGCGTAATCGTCATGGGAGGTGCGAACGGACGTATTGAACCTCGAAGAAAGCTTTTCAGCTATCTGCCGACGAGTGCCGCCCTCCAGGATGTAGGCGTAAGCAGCGTTCACCCGTTCGTCGATACGGCCCTGCTCACCCTTACCACCGCGCCAGCGTTTGGACTCGTCATTCCCAACGGTCCGGGGTTCGGTTACATCTTGTCCATCAGACTCGGCCACGGTTACAGTCACAAACTGATTAGCCCCATGCTAACCTCCCTGCTCTCACAAATTGCAAGCGGCCGCAGGCCGCCCAGTAAAAAGCCCGACACTGTGGCCGGGCCGTGTGATCGGTGAGGTGCAGCCGTTAGCAGCTCCGAAACACCAGCCACTCACCGCCTCCCAGATCATGCAGCCTGTAACCGTCGCCCATCTCCAACTCGCGCCAGGCGGCGTCCCAGTCGATGCAAGTAAATGGCCAGCGAGTATTGGCGGCCGACAGATCGCCGCAGTCTTCCGCCAAGGCGGCCGCATAATCGGCGCCGGCCCGTTCTTCGCTCCAGCCTTCGGCGCGGCCCTGGTAGGAGTCTTCCACGTTGTCCGGGTCGATGCCGTCTGCCTCCAGTTCGGCAATAAGCGCCGCCCAGCCGGCGGGATCATCCCCATCCAAACCTAGGTGCTCCAGTGCATCCGCCCAGTCTTCGGTCAGCCAGAATCCGAAGCACGCGCCATCGCCCTCAGAGCTGCCGAAACCGAAGCCGACCGGCGCGGCAGCCTCCAGCGCTTCGGTGAGCTGCTCCAGGGTCTGCGCTGCTAGCAGGTCGTTCCATGCCGCCTCGCTGGAGTCTTCACCCACCAGGGCTTCCAGGGCAGGCAGCGGATCCGTAAGGTCGGCGCCGATTTGAGCAGCGGCGCTCCAGAACGAAACCAGCAGGTCCTCGGTTTTCAGCGTGTCAGTGCTCACAATCCAGGGGAAGGAAGCGAGCTGGTCGGCAGTGTAGTGGGTCATGGTTTGAGCCTTAGGGTGGGGTCTCGTGTGCAATGGTAGAACCGGCTTCGGCAGCCTGTCAAGCAAGCGCCGGGGATTCCGGAACTGGGTTTAACAGGTTGTCCAGATCATCACGACAGCGAAGTCCGGCAGCACCACCGGAACCGGTAGCCCGCCACCTAGCCCAGCAAAACTGGGCGTAGGCTTCCGCGTTTGAAAACTGCCCGAACGTGTCATGCGAGTCCCACACGGTGACACTGCAGCCGTTGTAACGCTCAAACGCTGTCGGGGATGCGCCGTCACCCCATACGCTCCAGCTGTAACCGATTAAGCGGACCCGGTAGCCATCGTCAGAATCCCGGAAAATCTCGAGCTCTGCTGCTAGGCCTATGTAGTCGTGATCGCTCCAGGGGTGCCGGTAGGTTGACGTACTCGCGCCTTCGGGGTAACCGCACTGATTGACGTAGTGCAGCTGCAGGAAATCGTCTGACTGTGCCGGGTAGGGATGGATCCAAAAGGTTTGCATGGCTGGTCTGCCGATGTGCTTGCCCAGTATGGGCCCCACCCCCAGCCATCCCCCGCCGTTGTTGTGTAAGTTTACAAGGCGGCTGGGAGGGGTTGCGCGTGCTGCTACTCTTGCACAGTTACCCGCACCCATGGGAACCGTGACAACACAGTCCACCAGTCTCCGCCTCGCGGATCGGCTCAGCTCCAGTCCTTTTGCATGGCCCGGCGGTTACCCGCTTTTTGCTATCACGCATGATGGCGGCGCACTCTGCCCTGCCTGCTGCAGGTCCGAGCGCTCCTGCATCGGTACAACTACCGGCACTGACGGTTGGGGTGTGGTTGCGCTCGAGGTCAACTGGGAGGACGCCTCCCTTTTTTGTGACCATTGCGGCAACCGCATCGAGTCCGCCTACGGGGAGTCCGACTCATGAGCGGCGGAGAATGGAACACCAGGCGGGAGCTCAAGCAGCAGGCCGCCGATGCCCGCGAACTGTTGCGCGAGCAAATCAGACTCGAAAAGCGCCAGCTGCGAGACCTTCGGTACTGTGCCGAACGCGCCACGCTCACCCCGTCAGACTGGGGCGATTTCGTGAAATTGCACCACCAGCACGGCCGCGAGGGTCTCAGAGAATTCTGGGATTTGGTCACGTACTGGGAGACCTGTCAGCGGATGAACGGGGGCGCCCCATGCCCCAGTGATCTCAAGCCTGATTGGCTTGCTGAAATTAAGTGCAGAAAAAACGCGCATCCCGAGCGCACCAGGCCCACCACGCGGAAAGCCCCGGGCGCACCCCGCAAACCGCGCACAGATAAGGGCAAACCCCGCCCCAACTACTCGCGGCAGTAGCGGCCCGAACTGCTCCAGTCCAACGGGCAGACCCCCCGCTTCTCAATGATCGGGGGGCTCCGTCTGCTGCGCGGCTGACAGTACGCCCCAGTTGGATGCCATCCCGGGGGACAGGCCCCAACCCGAACCACTGGCGTCTGGAGCTGTAATACTGTAGAGACGAGAAGGGCAAGCATGAATGGAATTCCAGGCTATGAATGGGTTTTGAGGCCTTGAATGGGTTTTTGCGAGGCGTTAGCCGAGCGCTGTGAAATACTGCGCCACCCGATTAAGGAAGGAGTCTTTGGCCCACGCCAAGTCATCCACCCCGAAAACGAAAACATCCGGCTTGCCGCACCGCCGGGCCAGCACCACTGCTGCTCCAGACGGCTTGAGGCCCGTCATGTGCTCCAGTCCCAGTGCATAGGCGCCGAGCTGATCGAAATAGCTGTGCCCGCGCCCGATCTCCTTGCGTCCCACGCTGGTTTTCCAGTCCGCAACGATTAACCCTGAATGGCCTTTCAGGGACACCAGTGCATCGCACGTTCCAGCGAATCCAGCTGGGTGATGAATGGAAAATTCGCTGGCGAAAATTTCCGTGACGTTCTCGGCGATCCAGCCGGAAAGTCCCCGGGCGTAGCCGGATGCGCTCCAGCCGACTTTGGGGACGTTGGGGTGGACTTTGCTGAGGGCCCACTCGGTGATTTTGCTGGGGATGCGGGCTAGGCCTTGGTCGTCCCAGTGGATGGCGTTTCGCTTGTTTGCAGTGCTGCGTGCCAGGCGTTGTGAAGTTTTGAGAAGATATTCAGCCTGTGAATGGGCCATGTTGCCGCGATTCGCAGCAACGTCCCGTTGTTGAGAAGCCTCGGCCTCTCCAAGGCGGGCGACCCAGCGATCCAGTCCGGTGGTGTCGCTAGTTTCCTTCAGGATGTGTGTAACACTATGGTAAATAGTGCCTTTTGAGTCTTTGTAGACCCGGAATGGACCAGAATTGTCTTGTACCAGCCTCCTTTGACGTAGTCCTGCCAGGGTGTCTTGTGTGTTGGAGGCCATTTGGTTATTCTTTCCCGACTATATAGTACCACTAAAAAAGCCCCCTGGGTTAGAGGGGGCGGGGTTACTTAATTGTTTTTAAGTTGTGGGTCAGGCTGCCTTAAAAGGATTGCCACCACTGAGAAGTCGGCTGATGTCAAAGCCTTCGGCCTTTGCCTCCAGCCAGGCAGCATCCAGGTGCTCTTGGCTGCCCTTCTTACGGGGTGCGGGGCGGAGGGTGTACTCGGTGGTGAGGCCGGCGCCCTTCTTGGACAGGATGAAGTCCCACTCCAGCAGGTTTTCGTAGTCCTCCATCTGGCTGACCTGATCCAGCTCCTTAATGATTGACTTTTGGGTCAACTGCAGGACTTGGACTTTGCCGGCGTCGTAGACGTACACCGGGACGGCGATGAAGAACTTGATGTCCACGGTGCCAGGGCCGCCACGGCCTTCACGGGGCTCGAAGTCGCCCAGTTCGGCGGTCACGTCCTCGGGGGTGGGCTGGTGATCGAAGCGGAACGGCTTGGATTGGCCGTCGCACTGGCCCCAGCACTCGAAGCCTTCAAGGGGTTGGTCGTCGAGCAGCGCGAAACGCACGCTGCCGCCGTCGGGGAGCTTGGAGACTTGCAGGTAGCCGCCGCCGGAAGCGGAGCCCGAAACGGATGCTGCGGCTTGCTTGGAAAGGAATCCCATTGTCTTGTTTGTAGGGTTTGGTCGGGCTGTGTTGCCCAACGTGTGACACAGTAACACGGGGTTGCGCCCGCGTCTACCCTAGTAAAACGGCCCCAGCGGAAAACCGCCGAGGCCGTGAAACACAACATCCTGTAGGAGTCTAACACTGTGTCAAGAGAGTCTCAAGAGTTGCTGGCCTTTGTGCGCCAGTTGCCGGTGGGCATGGCGTACACGCCCATCTACGCCAAGGGCTGCAAGCTGGTTTCCGGCACCGTCAGCAAGGGCAAGACGCCGCTGGAGCGGGCGCACCACGCTGACCTGAACCCGGCTGATGTGGCACTTCAGATTGAGCGGCGGCCGGATGTGTTCCGGGCTGTGGGCGTGTTTACGGGTGCCAGGAGCAAGGGTCTTGTGATTCTTGACGTGGACCGCAACCTCGCCAAGTTGAAGAGCAAGTGGGGGGAGTCCCTGGAAGGGGCCCCGATGGTTACCAGTACCAAGCCCAATGCGGCCAAGTATCTGTTTCGGGTGCCCGAGGAGCTGTGGCCCGACGTCAAAGGTTTTGGACTTTCGGATACAGGGGCGGGCTATGAAGTCCTGTGGGGCCGCCAGGGGCTCCTGTACGGCGCTTACCCGGGGTCTAGCGATGGGAAGGGCCCGGAAGGCTTCTACGGCTTTGTAGGCGATCTGGAGGCCATTCCAGAGGCTCCGGGGTGGTTGCTGGCGGAGATGAAGGACCATGCCGGGAAAGAGGTGGCCGATGGTGGCTTCATCAAAAACCGTAAAGCCCTGGATTTCTCAGATCGAGACCCAGGTGAGGTGGCTGAGATTATTCAGTCCGCGTTGCGGGTGATTCCAGGGCAGGGGGCTGGTAGCCGGGACCACTGGATCAAGGTGGGCATGGCGATCCACTCGGAGCTGCCCACTGAGTTGGGGATGACGTTGTGGTCGGCCTGGTCGGCGGATGACCCGGAATACGCCGATGAATGGTCCGACGCCAATCCCTGTGAGCAGGTTTGGAACAGCTTTAAGAAGGGTCCGGTCAGCCTGGGCACCCTCTTTTGGATGGCGGACCAGCAGATGCCCGGGCGGCTGTGGTTGCCCGAGGATTTGCGGAAGGTGGTGGCCGACGTGGAGTCGGACAACGTCATCCGTTACCGCCAGATTCAGATTCCGTACAGCGAATTGC